CAGAGGGGGGGAGGGGGTCTGACTTGATTTTTTCTTCGCAAACCCCCGACCGGTAAGCCCTCGCAAAATTTTTCACAAAAACACCCATGCAAAACCTCATCGAAAAAGCCAAAGCCGCCTTCAAGCCCCAACCCCAACCCGCCCCCAAGCCTGCACCAGAGCCTGACCTTACGCCTGCCGCGGAGCCTGTAAGGCAGTCGCAGCCTGCAGCTCCCCTCACCGCCGCCCCCAAGTCCGCCAAGGAGCTGGCCGAGGAGACCGCACGGCAGGTCGGCATCGAGCAGGGCGACGAGTTCGCCAACGTGAAGCTCTGCAAGGCGCAGACCCCGCGGAACGCGCGCATGCTGTACGTCGAGGGCATCCCCAACTGGTCCGAGCGCGCCATCTGCTGGGTGAAGGACGCGGAAAGCTGGAAGCCGGTCTGCCCGCCCTTTGACACGCTCAGGTGCAAATACACCGGCATGGCCACGACGGAAGGTGTCTTGCAGTTTGAGTCCTCGGATATCAGCAAGCGCAACCGCCTCAGGAGGGCACAGTGAGCGTCGCCGCGACTACATGGGTATGGGGCGACAGCAAGGCTCAGGGCGCCGACCTCTTGGTTCTCCTCGCCTTGGCCGATTATGCGGACGAGCACGGCAACTGCTACGCGAGCTGGGCGAAGCTGCAGTCAAAAACCCGCCTATCGCGCAGCACGGTGATCCGCTCACTGCGCCGCTTGCAGGAGTCCGAGCAGCTCGAAGAGATAAAGAAGGGCTTTCGCCGGACAGCCGGTGATGGCGTGCAGGCGACCGTTTGGCGCATCACAGGGATAGGTGTCAGCGCGACACCGGTGTCAGGAAGACAGGTATCAGAAAGACACCCAAGTGGTGTCAGCGCGACACCTAAGCGGTGTCTTTCTGACACCTCAACTATAAGAACATATAAGAACAATACTTTAGGTGACACTCCGGCGACTTCGTCGCCTTCGCATCCTCTCACCGAGGATGAGGTAGCAATGTATGCGCCCGATCCTGAGCTGCCGAAACCGAAGACGGTTGGCATCCAGTCTTGGTCCGCCGACCGCCCCCTACCCCACAGCGTTGGCTTCCGTCAATGGTGGGGCGAGTTTGTCGAGTTTCGCCGCGGCAAGATTAAGGGTCGCCATCACCCGCTGACCGATCAGGCCGCGCGGATCATCCTCGGCGAGCTGGCCGCGGTGAACGAGTGGCAGGCGGTCGAGGCGATCAAAACGGCGATTGCGAGCGGTTACATCAAGCCATGGGTGGACAAGTTCCGCGGCAAGAATGGCGCCGCGCCGGTTGCCCCTGCCCCACAGCGCTCCGGCCCTAGTGCCTTGGAGCGCAGCCTAGAGCGTGCGCGCATGGAGGTGGCAGCGTGACTGCCACCCAAACGGAACCATCGTCCTGCCGCAAAGGCGACATGGCTGAAATGCTTTTTGCCGCTGGCGCAATTGTCCACGACTGGGAGATCTACATGCCCTTTGGCCACGCGCAGACGACCGATGTTTGCCTGCTAAGACCGTGGACGACGCCAATCAAGGTGCAGGTCAAGACGGCATGGTGGGATGCGTCGCACCAAAGTTATGCGGTGTTTGTAAGGAACGGCAGCAAGCAGGCTTACGCCTTCGGAGACTTCGACGTCCTTGCGGCATACCTGTCAGACATCAATCAGTTTGTCTTCTGGGCGTTTTCCGACATCAGCGGCAGGCAGAAAATCCGTTACTCCCCCGAGCGACACCGGAAGCCCAGTAACTGGGAGCTGCTAGACGATGTCGCAAAATCCCTCGCGCGTCCCAATAACTGATTGCCCCCCCCCCCCCCCCACTAAGTTATCAATTTTATATTAACCCCTCGGACAGCAAATGTCCCACCCTCCCCTTCATCATTTCCCACACACATGAAAAAGCGCACAGCTAAAACCAAGTCGTCTCAGCCCAAGCTCGCTGAGTACACCATCAATCTCGAAACCATCGAGGCGTCCGTCGCCGAGGCGAAAGCCACGCTCGACGCGCTCTACCTGCTACTCAACGCGGTCATCGAGCAGCTCGCCGCGGCGCAAGGGAGGGCCAAGAAATGAACCCCGACGTAGTGGTCGGCGAGGTCGGCTTCGGTAGCGACTTCGGCTCCTCCGCGGAGCTGGAGTTCTACCGCGCCGAGGACAAGCGCAACTCGGCCGAAATGGCTAACCTCGAAGCGGAGAAGCGCGAGCTGATTAAGCGCGTCAATCGGCTCAAGCTCGTCTTGAAGCGGTGCGCGGCGCTCTCTCCCGATGTAAGCGACGAGAAACACGAAGCCCTGCTCGCCGTGGAGGAGCCGCTGTGAGCGCCGGAAAGGGCGATGCCCCGCGGCCGATAAACGGCCAAAAATACCGCGAAAACTGGGATCAAATTTTTTGCGGAAAACGCTTAAAAGTTGTTGCCCCTATGTCCGCATTTGTCCACACTTGCCCACACCAAGACCCACCGGCTGCTACCACACCGAACGACGTAGAAACGGCAGCCCATGCGAACTGAACTCAAGCAAACTTTACGAAGCGTATGGCCCCACGTTGCAGAAGATGTCATAGCGGTGGACGAAGCGTGCGACCGCTGGCTCAAGCGTCGCTACGAAATGCGGCAGCGCCGGAGGGAGCGCAATGAGTCCGGTGCAAACGCTCGTTTATCTAACGCTTCTCGCGCTGCTGGTTCTGGCAGCGATGGCGGCGAGTGACGACGACGACAACTTTGTATGAAAACCACCACCCCACAAAGCCCAAACACCGAGAAGGCGGTCCTTGGCACACTCATGGCCGAGCCGAAGCTCGCCGATGAAGTTGCCGGACTGCATGGCGATCTTTTTTACACTCCGGCGCACCGCGCGATTTTCGATGCGATCAACGAGATCCGCGCAGACGGCGGCGTGCCTAACATCATCGCGGTCACTCAGCGCCTCGACGCGCAGAAGAAGCTGACCTTTGTCGGCGGCGCCGGAGCAATTACCGAGTTTCTTTTGCAAGCGTGCGGAGGTCTCTCCGCGCTCGAATACCATGCGCAGACTCTGCGCGACCTGCACGGCCGTCGCTCGATTATCTCCGCGGCAGTCGCCATGCAGGCCGCTGCTAACGATATGGCTGCGAACGCCGACGAGGTGCTGCAGTCTGCCGGAGAGAGCGTTTTGTCGCTCAGTCTCGGCGCCCCGACCGACTCGATGCGCAGCGCGGCCGACATCGTGCCCTCGCTCCTCGAAGAGCTGGAGGCGCTGATGGACAACAAGCAGACGCTCGGCCTGCGCACCGGCTTCGCTGATCTGGATCAAGTCACCGGAGGTCTGCGCGGCGGCACGTTGAGCATCATCGCCGGACGTCCGGCCATGGGTAAGTCGGCCTTGATGATGAACATCGCGGACAACCTGATGCGTCGCAAAGTTCCGGTGCTCTACTTTTCGCTGGAGATGCCCGCCAATGAGTTAGCCGCTCGCGTAGTGTTGTCGCGCGCGAACACCAACACCGAGCTGGTGCGCAATGGATTTGTCGATATGGCCGGAAAGCGCCGCATTGGTTCTGTTGCCTTGGATTTTTCTGGCGAACCCCTGTACATAGATGACCGCTGTGGCATGTCTTTGTTGGACATCCGCGGACGTGCGAGGTTGGCCGTTCGCAGGTGGGGCGTGAAGATTATCTTTGTTGATTATTTGCAGCTCGTCTCGCACTCGAATGCGAAGTCGCGCGAGAACGAGGTCGGATTTGTCAGCCGCGGATTAAAGGCCATGGCCATGGAGCTAGGCATTCCAGTGGTCGCCGCCGCGCAGCTCAACCGGCAGGCAGAGAACCGGCCCGACAACCGGCCGAAGCTCTCCGACCTGCGCGAGAGCGGCAGCATAGAACAGGACGCCGATCTCGTCGCTCTCGTTCACCGCCCAGCCTACTACGCGGTGCAAGACGAGGAACCGGAGCCGCAGGACGCGGAGTTAATCATCGCCAAGCACAGGGCCGGACGCACCGGCACCTTGAATATGACGTGGCGTCCCAGCCTGACGCGCTTCGACGCGAAGACTCCGGTCAGTAACATCGTTTCCGCGCCGCGCCTCACCGACGAGGGCAATAGCGTCTACGCACCGGACAAGCAGCTCTGGGAGGCCATCAACGAATGATTAACAGCAGGCAGAAAGGCGCCTCGTTCGAGCGCGAGGTTGCCAAGGCTTTGACCGCTGAAGGTTTTCCGGCCAAGCGGGGTGCGCAGGTCTCGCAGGGGTCTTGGGGGATCTCCGCGCCAGACGTGATCGTGCCCTGCTTGCCGGATTGGCACTTCGAGTGCAAGCGCCACGGCCGCGCGCGCTTCGACCTCGATGCGGCTATCGCTCAAGCCTACCGCGACGCCGAGCGCAAAAACTGTGCCGTGATCCATCGCAAGGATCACTGCCGCATGCTGGTCACCCTCACGTTCGAGGACTTCTGCGAACTCATGCGCCACAGCGACTTTCCCATCCAACCAAAAACACCAAACCCAAATACACAAAGTGAATAAAACCATAACCACACCCGCGGGCGTCGCTCGCTATCCCCGCCTCAACTCGCCGGACACCAAGTTCAGCGAGGAAGGCCAATACAAAGTAGACCTCGAAATGTCCGCCGAAGACGCGGAGCCGTTTCTTAAACAGATCGAGGCCATGTTCTCGGAGTTTGTCGCCGACAAAAAACGCGAACTGAAAAAGGACACTCTCAAGATCCACGCAGCGCCGTGGAGCGAGAACGACGGACTGGTGCAGCTCAAGCTCAAGGTCAAGGCGACCGGCAAGAGCAAGGACGGCGAGACGTACACGCGCCAACCGAAGCTGTTTGATGCGTCCGGTCAGATCACCAACGAAAACATCGGCGGCGGCAGCAAGCTCAAGGTCGCTGTGGTTCCATACTTCTGGTACACCGCTTCGCTCGGCGCCGGAATCACGCTGCAGCCCAAGGCGGTCCAGATTTTGGACTTGGTCACATGGAGCAGCGGCGGCACCGCTGAGGCTTACGGCTTCGAGGTGACTGAAGCCAAAGACCAGCACGTTGAGCGCGAGCTGCGCGTGGCCAAGAACGGAACTAACAACGAAGAGGTCGAGTGGTAGTCATGGCAACTACTCGCAAAAGGGGGGCGGCAAAACGCCGCTCCCCTTCGGCCAAGGCCGCGGAACCTGCGCCGGAGCGCTTCGCTGCAGACGGACGCAAACTCGTACGTTTGGAGAGGCTCAGGGCGCACCAGAAGTATGTCCTCGCGGACGGCACGCAAGTGGTCGGCGCCTCGACCATCTCCAAGATCGGCGACGATCAGAGCAACCTGATCCACTGGGCATGGGGTCTTGGAAACAAGAACCAAGACTACCGCAAGGTGCGCGACCGCGCGGCGGACATCGGGACGCTGACTCACTTTAAAATTGAGTGCTTCTTCCATGGCTGGGAGCCGGACCTCTCGGAGTTTGCCCCCGCGGACATCGAGAAAGCGGACATCGCGTTCAACAATTTCCTGTCGTTCTGGAACGAGCAGGGTCTCACGGTGCTGGAGCCGGAGGTGCAGCTCGTCAGCGAGGCGCATCTATTCGGCGGCACGATTGACGCGCCGTCCGTAGACAAGGAAGGCCGCATCGTGTTGCTCGATTGGAAGACATCGAGCGGCATTTACCTGTCGCAAAAGCTGCAGCTCGCAGCCTATGAGCGCCTATGGAATGAGAACCGGCCGGAGCAACGTGTTCAGCGCCGCGCCGTCGTTCGCATCGGCAAGGAAAAGGCAAACGACCACAGCATCGAGTGGATGTTCTCTTCGGACAACGAGTGGGATCTGTTCAAGGCCCGCCTTGATCTGCACTACGCGAACCTCCGCTACAAGAAAGCCGCCTGATGCCTCGCCGCAAATACATAGCCATCATCCGTAGGAAGCTCGGCCGCGAAAAGGCGGACGGACTCACTATGGGTGATGGCCGTGTGTTCATTGATCCGCGGCAAAGCGGCATCAACGAGCTGGACACCATCGTCCATGAGTTGCTGCACGACTGTTTCCCCCACCTGAGCGAAGAAGCCGTCGCCGATGCCGCCGGAGTCATGGCGCGCAGCATGTGGCGCGACAAATGGAGGAGGGTCATGGAATGACGTCCGCAATCCTCATCGCCTTGGTCGGCCTGCTCTATTTCGCCGTGGCAATCGATCAATTCTGCATACAGCACAACTTTTGGGCCGGTGTCGTCTGGTTTGGCTACAGCGTTAGCCAGATCGGTCTTTGGCACATGACCATCCGGCCATGATTCATGAGTAAATACAGTATTATGACAGACGAAATCGCCGAGATAGACAAGACCATCACGCTGCTCAAGACGCAGCGCCAGAAACTTGTCGCCGCGGCGGCAAAGAAGAAAGCGGATGCGTTGTGCGCGGAGATGCGCAAGCGCAAGCAATCCAAATGAATTTTCTGATGGCAAAAGCGGGTTCGTGCAGGCGCGCATGGTGGTGTGCGCCTCGGAGCAAGCCGGTATGCCCAGCCCCACAGAGCACGACTAGTGGGGCGCCATCAAACTCTAGAGCGTCAGGGAATGCGGCGGACGTTGTGGTCTGGTCATTTCATACCCCTGCCCCTGTAACCGCATAAAACAGGAGCCGCTCTATGTATTTTGAAACCGAACAACACCGCGAGGTCGAGGCGCGCATGCTGCAAGAGGTCGCCGACAAATATGGCTACCAGATCGAGCGCTGCAGCAAGGCGTATCCGGTGGACGCCGTCTTTATGCGCAACGGTGTAGCCAAGCGTCTGGTCGAAGCGCGGCGCCGCTACAACTCGAAGGACGAATACCCAACCTTCAAGTGGAGCCTGCAGAAATACATACACGTCGCGCAATTCAGCGACGTCCTGCCGACCAGCCTCATTGTCGAATGGACTGAAGGCATCTACGCGCTGGATATCATGCGGAAGCAGTATCCGGTCGGCTTCTTCCGTCCGCGTGAGGCGCGACGAGAGGCGGACAACGAGCCATGCGTGGAGATTCCGGTGTCGGACTTTAAGGCGGTCATCGAGCGGCAATGATTAGCTGGTCACCATACCCCATGCGCGCCGAAGTCGCCGGTGTCGGCACCGCGTGGCTGCTCTACGTTCAGCCGCAGGGCGGCATGGCGAACGACATTTGGACGTTCGTGCCGGAGTCCACCGGCCAGCCGCTGCACGTCCGCAGCGACCAGTTCCATTTTTCAGAGAATCCGACTTTAGACATAGCAACTTTGGGCGCTGACACGGCTTAACAAATCGGTTCTGGGAGGGACCGCGCGTCAACCAGTCAGCGCCCATTACATTTTAGAGGGGAGAGCGCAGCGGAGTCTGCGCAGAGGGAGTGAACGAGCAGAAACAACGGTTTCAGCCGACCGAGCACCCTGTAATGAAGATCGACACCGATCTTTTGAGCAGGTTAGGGCCGGAGGAAGGCTGGCAATATCTCAAAACGAGGGAAGAGCTGATCGCGCGCGAGGCGAGCGATCCGTTCCGCTTTGGTTATGTCCCGCCGCTGTGGAAAAAGGCCAGCGAACTCCTCGATAAACACCGAGAGCTGCTCGTCATGGGCGGAAACAGAAGCGGAAAAACGGAGTGGGCGGCGAAGGAAGTCATCAAATTGATGCACAGCAAGGCCGGAGCTGTCGTCTGGTGCTTCGCCGAGACCTCCGCGACCAGCATCGAGTCGCAGCAGCCGCGCCTGTGGAAATTTATGCCCCCTGAGTGGCGCAATGCGCGCAAAAGTCAGGTCACAAACATCAGCTACACGGTCAAAAACGGCTTCTCGGAGGCCAAATTCGTGGCACCCAACGGTTCGATCTGCTGCTTTAAAAATTACGCGCAAGATTTGAGTGTCATAGAAGGCGCGGAGCTGGACATGGCATGGTGCGACGAGCTGGTCGGTCTAGATCTGCTCGAAACGCTGCGATTCCGGCTTGTAGACCGCAACGGCAAGCTGGCGGTGACGTTCACGCCGGTCCAAGGCTACAGTCCGACCGTCGCGTCCTACTTGAACGGAGCAAAAACGGTCGAGGACGCCGACGCCGAGCTGCTGCCGAAGCGCGCGGAGAAGGACGGCGAGCAAATCATTACCGGATACGAGAAAGTCCCGATCCTGCAGATGAGCACGCGCAACCGGCCGGTGCTCTACTTTCATACGCGCGCCAATCCATGGGCCGGATGGTCTCGTATGCGCAAGGAGCTGCAGAATGAGACCCGCGAGCGGATACTTTGTCGCGCCTATGGCGTGCCGACCAAGGCCATCTCCGGCCGCTTCCCATTATTCAACGAGAAGGTCCACGTCATCAGGCACAGCGACGTGCCGGAGGGCACGCGGTATCACTGGGTCGATCCGGCCAGCGGCAGAAACTGGTTTCAGCTCTGGTCCGTCCACGACTCGGCCGGTCGCTGCATAATTTACCGCGAATGGCCAAGCATGGACGACTACATCCCATCGATCGGATATGCCGGAGAGTGGGCGCTGCCGGACGGCAAGAAGATGGACGGCAAGGCGGGACCGGCGCAGAGCGATTTCGGCTTTGGCTTGGAGCGATACGTCGAGGAGATCAAGCGCGTCGAGAACGGCGAGAAGATCTTCGAGAGATACATGGACAGCCGCTTTGGCAACGCGCCAACGCTCGCGCGCGAGATGCCGACGACTCTGATCGATGAGATGGGCGAGCTGGGCGTGGACTTCCTCGCCGCACCGGCCGACTCGATTGACGAAGGTGTCGCCATGGTCAACTCCATGCTGCACTACAACAACGAGCAGCCCATCAGCGCGCTCAACCAGCCAAAGCTCTACATCTCCGAGCGTTGCAAGAACACGATCTATGCGCTGGCGACCTATACCGGAGCGGACGGCAAGAAGGGCGCGACGAAAGATCCGGTTGACTGCGTGAAATTTATCGCGCTCTCCGGCGCAGGAAACGTGGACGGCGAGACGCTCATGTCCCGCGGAGGAGGAAGCTACTAGTGGCTCCCACTGGCATAGTTCCCCCGCCCCCGCGCGCAAGGCCATGGCGCGGCCGCAGCAAGGAGCCGCCGCGCTGTGGCGTGTGTTCTAAGCGGCTTCGTATCGAGGACATCCACGGGGTGGACGAACAGCTCGGCCCCATCTGCCGCGAGTGCGGCCCGCATGTCGTGGCCGCCAACAACGTCATGTATCCCTTCTGGATATAACCATTCGCCATTCGCAAACAGCAAACACTCTATGTTCACAAAAACCAAAACCATACCAGTGGACCGCTATGCCGTGTCCGACAACTACGACCCAAAAGGCGCCCTTGCCTTCAGCCGCGAGCAGGCGCCCAATGCCTACTTGGCTGTGATGACGGAGCTGCAGGACCGCATTGCCGACGCCGTCACGTTGTGCAGCACGATGGCAACCTCGAAGGAGGGCGGATATCTCGCACACGCCGCCGGTCAGCTCTGCGCGCTGCAAGAACTGTGGGACGCGCTCGAAGCGCGCCGCGCGGAGTCGCATCGCGTGGAGTAGCTTTTGCGCCGTAGTCCAAGCGTGATTTGGGTTTCAGCAGCCAGTGTAAGCATGCGGCGACACTATGCCCGCGCAGTGCAGCGTGAAGTGAGCATTCCGGCTTCTTAAAATACTACTGGACATCCGTTCAGTATTACCGAATACTAGATATATCAACGTGGAGTCGCGCCCTCATGGCGCACAGGTGTTGATCGGACTGAGAGACGAACTCTCTGGCACCATCTTGGGAGGTTTAGACCATGGCGGAAGGGAAAGTGGCGTCGAACGACGCTGATGTAGATGTAGTTTCACTAGCTATTCAGGAGCTTTCTGGCGGCATGCCGGAACAGAAACTGGAAGAAGTGAAGTCGGCTGACGAAGCCGAAGATCTTTTACAAGACGAGACAAACGAAGAGGAGACCGAGGAGAACACCGAGGAAGCCTCCGAAGAGGACAGCACAGAAGAGTCTGGCGACTCGGAAGATTCCGAGGACAGCGAAGACGAGGAAGGCGAAGCGCCATCACCGGACAATGTCCAGAAGCGCATAAATAAACTGACGGCGCAAAAGAAGGCCGCAGCCGAAGAAGCCGCCACCGTCAAATCGCAATACGAAGAAGCGCAAAAGCGCCTTCAAGAGCTGGAGGCTCAGGTCAATGAGGCTTCGCGCCCGATCCTGCAGCCTAGCGCGGAGAACCCGCTCGCCGATGTCGATACCGCCGAAGCGCTTGATGCGAAAATCAAGAGCGCTCAGGAGGTTCGCCGCTGGGCATTAAAAAACAGCGACGGCGCCAGCGTAAGGAAGCCAGACGGAACCGAGACCTATCTCGATTCCGATGCGGTCAAAGAGTATTTGATCCGCGCGGACGATATCCTCGTAACGCATGCTCCCGCTCGACGCGAATGGCTTGCCCAGAGGCAGCCAGCAGTCGAAGCGGCCAAGAACCTGTTCCCCGACCTCTTCACAAAAGGCAGCGCGCTCAACCAAGCGTTCCAAGCGACCGTAAAACAAGCGCCGGAGCTACTGAAGCTCCCGCAAGTTGAATACTGGGTCGGCTTGGCGCTCTACGGTGAGCAGCAGCTCATGGCCAAGCAGGCAGCGTCCAACGCTAAAGCCGCCGCGTCGAAGAAAGTCTCGTCTAATAAGATCGCAAAGACACCTACCCCAGCGAATCCGATTAGCGCACCGAAAACTTCTACCAAAGGCGCCGTTTCTAAAGCGGCCAGAGACAGAGTTATGTCGAGTGGCAGGATCGATGATCTTGCCGATT